GCAAGACTTATACAGTAAAAAGCAATGGATGCTACGCAGCATCTTAAAGAAAGCTAGAGCATAATATCGTGCAGGCATATGAATTTATCACTGAAATAGACCGCTTGCCTAAGGCTGGATATGTGGGTGGAAAGACTACTCTACAACAGAACCCTAATTTTGTTAAGCAAACCGCAATGCCCACTGCCAAGCCATTGCCAGGTGGGAGTGGATTAGTATATGGGATCGATGAAAGGAACTATCAAACCATAGTTAGAATATATGACCCCAAGACCAATCAACCAATTGGTGCATTGAAATTAAATAAACTAGAAAAAGGGCAGTGGCCAATTCAGCCCGCCTTCCAAGTTGACACTATTACTACTGATGAGGATTATCGTGGGCAGAGCATTGCTAAATCATTATATGGTATTGTACTGTCAATAATGCACGCTACACTGCTGGCAGGCTCGCAACAGACACCCGGTGGCAGAGCATTATGGTTAAGCCTAAGCCAAATTCCTGGAGTAGAAGTCACCGGCTATCTAACTGTTTCTGACCTAGATTTAACGGTTGACACCAGTGGTATTCCAAAAAATCTTCCTGACTTTGCTAAAATGGAAAAAGCCCTGGATAGGAACGCACAGAAGACAATAGATAGTATTCAATCCTTAGGCGCTCAATACATAGGCAAGATTAATGATGACTGGCATGATCGCAGCTACCGGCGTGTATATCAATTCCCTGTTACTGTTAATATTACTGCGCGTGGTGAAGAAGTGGCCAATGCTGACAAAGCATCAAAAATTGCTATATACAACAATTTTATACCCAAGTACAACAGTGCAGGAAAACGTGCAACAGAAAGCCCCTGGGAAACAGGATTAATGGCAAGGTGGCTAGGATGAGAGCAGTTGATATTTTCAATGAAACAGAGTTAATTAATAGACCTGTAGTTGAAGCCGATCTTGACAGTCAAGAAGGCAAAGCTATTGTGTCACAATTAAAACAAGCAGGCTATCGTATGTTGGGCAAGGGCGCAGATGCTACTGTATGGACTAAAGATGCAGGTACTGTGATTAAAATCATAATGCCCGATTTAGAATCGGCTGACACTGCCGCTAAAACTTTCTATAAGTTTTATGAATTCTGTCAACAAAATAAAGGCGTAGCTCATCTGCCCAACTTTGTTGATATCAATGGTAAGCATTATACTACCTTTGAAATAGGAGGCAAAGAGTTTGTTCAAATCGCAATGGAACATCTCTATAAAATTAAAAAACATAGCTTTGAAGAAGCCATGGTGTGGAATCTAAGTGAGTTTGCAAGTAATAGGTTGTCTTGGAACAAAGCGTTAGCCGCATTACGAGCACCAGCTAGCTGGGAGCATTGGACTGCTCCTCCATCAGTCAACGCTATCACACGATATGTAAACACGTTGGATCCGCAAAGTTTACAAGAATACGAAGTTCTTTACAAACTTATGGTGATATTGTATCACACCGGCAAGATAAATAAATTAGGTTGGGATTTACACACCGAAAATGTTATGCAACGCAATGACGGTACTCTTGTAATCATCGACCCGTGGTTTGCACTGAATGAAAAGAAACATCCTTAGGACCGGTACTAGTTACCGTGGTGTGGCCGGCTGCTGGCCTGAGTATTAACCATTCGCTACGGTGAACCTCAAAAGTGAGCACAAATACTGATAAATACAATTATGAATTCTACTGATTTTATCTCTGAGACCCCGGCTATCGAATTGGCAAAAAAGTTGCCTTCATTAGAAAAACATAATTACACCACTATTGACAAGCTAATGCAACAAATTGCACGTAAACATCGCATAACTGGCGATGCTCTTCACGACTTGTTCGTTAGAAAATATAGACGGTCACCTGACAGTTGGATTAAAGGTAAATTGGATGAAGAGGATGCAGGGCTAGACATTCAAGCTGAAGTAGATAAGTTCGTTGACTGGGCTGCTAAAAGATTAAACCTGCAATCTCTTCCCCACGTTGAATTAAGCGACGATACTAAAGAGGCACAAGACGAACATCACACTGGTGGCCACATTGTAGGTGACGATAATATTTGGGTTTATGCGAAAAATCGTAACTTGGTAGACATACTTCGTACCGTGTTCCACGAATTGGTTCACGTTCGGCAAGGTGAGTTAAATATGATAAAACCAGGAGCTAGTTATCCCGGGAGCCCAATAGAGGTTATGGCAGATATGTTGGCTGGAAAATTTATCAAGATATATGGCGAGAAAAATCACCACATATTCCAATAAAGGTAGATAATACCATACCGAGACTGCGTTCGCAGTCTTGCCCAAACATTGTTGACAGTTAGTCAATATCATGCTATAATATAGCAATGCTCAAATTACTTTTCCCTTTGCCAAGACAATTAACTGTGGCATTTAGTGGCGGTCTTGATAGCGTTGCTGTTGCTGACTTTTTAAGTAGAAAACACGATATCGCCTGTGCATTTTTCCATCATAGGACCGATAATTGTGACCGTGCCGAAGAGTTCGTAACCCGATTTTGTTCTGAGCGAGGCATTACTGTTCACCTAGGGAAAATTAGTATAGTTCCCAAACCAAAGCAAATGAGCATAGAAGAATATTGGCGCATTGAACGCTATCAATTCCTCTCTACATTTGGCCCAGTAGTAACCGCCCATCACTTAAATGATTGCGTTGAGACTTATATTTGGGGGTCAATGCATGGCACTCCTAAAGTTATTCCAACGGTGCGTGATAATGTACTTCGTCCGTTTTTGACTACTCCTAAAGCTGAATTTTCCAAGTGGTGCCGGCAACATAATTTAGAATGGTGTGAGGACGCAAGTAATCGAAATATTCAATATACCCGTAATTATATTAGACATGAAATGATGCCGCATGTCCTGAAAGTAAATCCCGGTATCGATACAATGGTTAAAAAGATTGTTGAAAAACAAGTGTAAATGCTGTATAATAACATTTTAAAGGAAATATACTATGTCAGATCGAATTTTCAGTGGTGACCAAAAAATCAAACTCACGCAACTCATTAACGAAGGCATGGCTACCATGCACGAAATTGATACATTGCAGGGTGGGTTGAGCGATACGATTAAAGCTGTCGCCGAAGAGTTGGAAGTTAAACCCAGTATCCTCAAGAAAGCTGTGCGTATTGCACATAAGGCAAGTCTTGGTGCAGCTAATCAAGATCACGAATCACTAAATACAATTTTGGAAGCAGTGGGTCGCACCCTTTAAAGGAGTAAGAGTATCAGCTATATTGATTGTATCTTAGATAAAGACAAGGATGTAATCCAAGTTGTCGAGCGGGATAAGCACGGTAATAGAATCTTTACCCAGCATCCTGTAAATTATACCCTCTACTATCCTGATCGTAAGGGTAAACATCGAACCATATTTGGAACTCAGGTTAGTAAATTCACGACTAAAAGCCGGGGCGAGTTTGAAAAAGAAAGACGGATTCATTCTGGCAAGCAGTTGTTTGAGAGCGATGTAAACCCTATATACCGATGCTTGAGTGAACATTATTTGGGCGTAGATGCACCTAAGTTGCATACTTGCTTTTTCGACATTGAAACCGATTTCTCGCAAGAGAAGGGATTTTCTCCTGCAAGCGAAGCATTCAACTCAGTAACTGCTATCTCAATGTATTTGGATTGGCTAGACCAGCTAATTACATTGGTGATTGCTCCCAAACATATGAGTGCTGAGACTGGACAGGAAATGGTTTCACAGTTTGAAAACTGTATCCTATTCACTGAAGAAAAGGAGATGTTTGAAACTTTCTTTCAGCTAATTGAAGATGCTGATGTATTGACTGGTTGGAATTCAGAAGGGTACGACATCCCCTATATGGTAAATCGTGTCACTAGGGTAATGAGTAAAGATGATACTCGCAAGTTTTGTTTGTTGGGTCACCTGCCTAAACCAAGAACATATGAACGGTTTGGTAAGGAAGAAACTACATATGACTTAGTTGGTCGTATTCATATGGACTACCTTCAACTATATAAAAAATACAACTACGAAAGTAGGCACAGCTATAAGTTGGATTCTATCGGTGAGATGGAAGTTGGAGAGAACAAGACTGCATACGAAGGTACTCTCGATCAGTTGTATAATAAGGACTTTAAAAAGTTCATAGAATACAATCGACAGGATACCATGCTAATGGTAAAGATTCACAATAAGCTACAGTTCTTAGAACTTGCCAATCAAATTGCGCACGAAAACACCGTGTTGCTGCCAACCGTTATGGGGTCAGTAGCAACCATTGAAATGGCGATCATGAATGAATCTCATGCTCGCGGTATGGTAGTCCCAGATAAAAAACGAAGGAATAATAATCATGACGAAGAACAACAGCAAGCAGCAGGTGCCTATGTTGCTACTCCCAAAAGGGGCATCCATGAATGGGTCGGTGCGACGGACATTAATTCACTCTACCCCTCAGCTATCCGCGCTCTTAACTTGGCCCCGGAAACCATTGTTGCCCAGGTCCGTCAAACTTTAACCGATCAATACATGCTGGACAAGGGTATGCGACTTGCCAGAGAAAAGGCCAGACACAAAGAAGGTGACGATGATGTTACCGGTAGCGTTTTGTGGGAAGGATTGTTTGGTAGCTTAGAGTATACCGCAGTGATGAATCAGGAACGAGGAACAGTCCTCACTGTAGATTTTGAAGACGGTAGATCAGTTGAAATGAGTGCGGCTGAAATATGGAAATTTGTATTTGATAGCAATAATCCATATATGATCAGTGCCAATGGTACTATCTTTACCCATGCTACTGAGGGGGTAATTCCTGGATTGCTATCTAAATGGTATTCCGATAGAAAAATCATGCAGAAGAAGATGCGGGAAGCTACTACCAGCGAAGATCGAGACTTCTGGGATAAGCGGCAGCTGGTTAGAAAGATTTTGCTTAATTCGTGTTACGGTGCAATTTTGAATGAGCACTGTAGATTTTATGATAAACGAATCGGGCAAAGTGTCACATTGAGTGGTAGGCAAATTGTTCGGCATATGATGAGTAACATCAATGAGTGTGTTACTGGAGAGTATCAACACGACGGTGCTGCTATCGTATACGGTGATACCGACTCATGTATTTTCTCAGCCTGGCCTATGGTAAAGGATGAAGTTGCTGCTGGTAAGATGGAATGGAATAAAGAAATTGCAATTGGGCTGTATGATTCATTAGCAGATCAGGTTAACATTGGCTTTCCTGCATTTATGGAAAAGGCCTTTCACTGTCCGCGAAAGAACGGCGAGATTATCAAAGCCGGTAGAGAATACGTAGGTGATCGCGGTATCTTTATTACGAAAAAACGCTATGCTATCAATATCTATGACAAAGAAGGCAAGCGTCAGGATAAAGATGGTCGATCTGGTTCAATTAAAGCAATGGGACTTGATCTTAAGCGTGCCGATACTCCAAAGTATGTTCAAGAATTTTTGTTGGAAGTGTTGACCATGGTGCTTGCTGGTAAGCAGCGTGACGAAATTATCGAGGTGATAAAGACCTTCAAGCGTAAACTAAGTGAACAGGATAGTTGGACTAAGGGTTCACCGAAGGGTGTGAACAAGTTAACTATGTATGGCGATAAGGAAGCAAACAGTAAGAAGGGCCGCGAAAATATGCCCGGACACGTTAGGGCTGCGCTCAACTATAACTATCTACGCAAGGTTAATAGCGACAACTACAGTCAAAAGATTGTTGACGGGATGAAGGTAATAGTGTGTAAACTTAAACCTAACCCATTGGGATTTACCTCAGTCGCATACCCTACAGATGAACTTAGATTGCCTGCTTGGTTCTGTGAATTACCATTCGATGATAGTGCAATGGAACGCACATTGGTAGATGAGAAGATAGATAACTTGTTAGGTGTTTTGGATTGGGATATACGAAGCAACACTGATACCAATTCTACATTTGATGATTTGTTTGTTTTTCAATAAGCTACCCAATCAATTTGACTTACGCAATAAAATATAATATAATGCAATATATTATAAACCTAAATAATAC